CTACCCAATGTTACTCAGAACGTGTCACTTGCACAGGGGCGGTGTCAAGTTTTGAAAGAGATATATACAGTAATAAGAGTCCCCTGATAATACAGCAAAGTCATGAGACAGCTGTTATTTAACGCATACCGTTAGGAGCGAAACATTATGGCAATACCAAAGCAAGTTCAAAAACAATCTGAGGATGTACAAGCATTGTATAAAGAACTCAACAATGAAACAGCAGAATCTAATGCTGGTTTGGAATCAGGAGAAAAAGAGCCTGAAGAAAAACAAGCTGAGGCTTCTACTGAAGTAGTAGCTGAGTCGCAGGCCGACAGTGTCGAAGAGCAAGCAACTGAGTCTGTAGCTGAAGAGCACAGCGAAACAGACAAAGAAGAAAAAAAGGAAACATGGGAACAAAAGTATAGAACGTTACAGGGCATGTATAATAAAGAAGTTCCGAGCTTAAATGCACAGAACAGAGAATTAAACAGTCGTGTATCCCAGTTAGAATCTTTACTAGGCGAGATGAATAAAGTAGAAAAACCAGCTAAAAAAGAAGTAGCAGTTGAAAAATTAATTACTGATGCTGAAATGGAAGACTAGGTGATTCTATTGAAATCATGCGTAAAGCAGCTAAAGAAGAAATAGCAGGACAATTGGGTCGTGTTAAAGAGCTGGAAGCAGAAATAGCAGCGTTGAGAGGTGTTGTACCACAAGTACAGCAAGTTCAACAGCAACAAAAAACTAGTTCTGAAAAACAGTTTTGGGATACTTTAAACCATGAAATACCTAATTGGAATGAGACTAATAGCAATCCAGATTTTCAATCTTGGCTTTTAGAGATAGATCCACTAACAGGTATTAACCGCCAGACACATTTAGAAGACGCACAGCGTAAACTAGATGCTGGTAGAGTTATAAATTTCTTTAGAACTTTTGAAGGTGTAAGTGGTATTGGTAATAGTGCTCGTGAGAAAAATGCTACGCAATCTGCTGAATTACAAAAGCAAGTTGCTCCGGGACGAGGACGTGCTGGACAACCTGTGACTAATGATGCTAAAACTTATTCACCTAAAGACATCGAAAAATTTTTTAAAGATGTTAGAACAGGTAAGTATAAGGGAAGAGATGATGAGCGTGGCAGAATGGAACGTGACATTTTCGCTGCACAGCGAGAAGGTCGCATAGTTAATTAATAGTAAAAGGAGGCTATTATGGCTTTTGCAACATCATCAGGTCATCCTAATTATACAGGTAATTTTATACCTGAAATATGGTCTGGTAAATTAATCGAGAATTTCTATGATGCAACTGTATTATCAGCAATCTCAAACACCGATTACGAAGGTGAAATTCGTAATATGGGAGATACGGTCAATATCCGTACAACTCCTGAAATAACAATTCAAACATATGTTAAGGGTCAAACTCTTTCAGTAGAGAATCCTGACAAGGCTAAACTACAACTCGTTATCGACAAAGGTGAATATTTTGCTTGTGTTGAAGATGATGTAGATGAAGTTCAATCAGATATTGCTATGATGGATCAATGGTCTAAAGACGCTTCAGAGCGTATGAAGATTAAAATTGATGAAAGAGTATTAACTGATTTGTTAACTGACGTATCTGCAAATAACAAAGGACAAACAGCTGGAGCAATCTCTGGTAACATTGACCTTGGTGTAGCAGGTACTCCAGAGGCACTTACCACTACAAACGTAATTGGTAAAATTGTCGATATGGGTACAGTTCTTGATGAAGCTAACTGTCCAGAATCAGGTCGTTTTCTTGTAATACCTGCAAAAATGGCTGGCTTAATCAAGCAATCAGATCTTAAAGATGCATCTATTACTGGTGATGGAAGCTCACCATTAAGAAATGGTCGTCTAGGTATGATTGACAGATTTACAGTTTATGTAAGTCACAATCTATATAAGAACGGAAGTGAGTTCAGCGTAATTGGTGGACACACAATGGGGTTCACATTTGCGTCACAAATGACAAACATGGAAACAATCCGTTCAGAAACAACTTTCGGTAACATCATTCGTGGCCTTCAAGTTTACGGTTATAAAGTCGTTAAACCAGAAGCTCTTGCTACAATGATTGTAACTGTATAACCATAGGAGATAATTAGATGGCTACTTATAACGATGGTAAAGGTTACAAACTTGGTACTGGTGCAGCACACTCTGCTAAAGGTATCAACAAAGTTTCAACCATTAGCGTGGACTTAAACTTCGCTACTATCACTACTGAAAGGGCAGCAGCTGGTCTGACTGCACTTACAGCAGGTGATGTACTTGAAGTAATTAGAGTTCCAGCGAATACTCTAGTCACTCACGTGGCTTTAAATATAACAACTGCTGAAGGCGGTACACTAACTATTGATGTTGGTGACGGTACTGATCCAGATGGTTTTCATGATGGTGTAAATGGCAACGCAGTTGCGGCTTATATCAATGATGCCGGAGGTGCAGCAGCACTTGCTCATGGTAAATTCTATACTGCAGCTGATACTATTGATGTGACTACTGTTAACGCAGCAGACGCAGCAGTTATGACTTTAACTGCAGTAATGGTTGATTGCTCAGAGTAAAACGTAACAATGGTCGGGGGGTAACTTTAACCCCCCGATTATCTAATTT